CACTTCAAATTCATCTGTATAATCCAGATAATTTTTAATGTTGATAGGACATTTATTCAACCATTCTTGAAACTCTTTATAAGGATCTTTTGCATCCTTATTGGAATAACAAACATAGTCTTTAAGATTGTGTTCAGGAAAATCAATCTCATAGTTATCGAGATTTTTCACTCCAGGAGGGAGTGGTTCTTTGAAATGATCTTTAGTCATTAAGTTACCTCCACAGTGTCATAGATTTCTACATCATCACTACTAATTTCTTCGTAACGATGGAAATCTGCTTCAAGTTTTTGCTCTGCTAATGCAGTAGCTTCTTCTTTAGTTTCTGCTTCATATGTGTAGCCATAATAGGTAAGACACTTTGCATAAACTCTAAATTCTTTAGTCATGTCATTACTGGTATAAGTTCTTGATGTGTCTTTGAAGGTTTATTATTGAAGTGCCATAAAGCACCTCCATCATTACCTTCATCATCTTGTTGTGGTATTAAACAAGAACCATCATCTAATTGCAAAACAATTGGTCTTTTATACCAATCCATTTCAGAAGCTTCTTTTTCACTTAAATAAGAAATAGAAATAATTGTTTTACCTTTGAGTTGTTTACTGACTCTATTGAGCCATTCTTTTTCAGTCATGAAGTCATCTCCTTTTGATACTGTTGCCAGCGTAGAAAACTACTCTTTGTTGTATTCTTTGGTAAGAATTTACGAGTAGGATCTTTCTGAGGATAGTTAGTCATCTTTCGTTTTCTATTAATCTTTGATGCTTTTGATTCCATAAGCATTTAACTCCTTGGTTGTAAGTGAGGAAAACAGTTTAGCGTCATATTTAGGACGGATAAAATAGTTAGATACATATTGAAAGTAATAATGAACTTCCAACAAGTATTAGGCATATTTAAGAAGAAATCACTTGCACCAGCAGTTGACGCAACAGGTCGTCCACTCCTCCAAAGAAATCCTGGAAGAGCATACGTATCTGGTGGATCACTACCACCACAAAGACCTATTAATACATCAGCAACAGTTTCTCTCACACCAAAAGGTGTAGGAAAGTTACCAATGAGTGGCGGTCAACAACAAGTAATGCAAGTAATATCTACAGATCCAGCTGTACTTAGACAGTTAGCAGATAAAGGAATAATTTAAATACTGGGATCATGTACTTCGACTTACATGACGACTTACATAGATGCGTGGGGATGGATACAAACATGCAGACCTGTATCATCTCCTTGTGTACCAAAACAAAGAGATCACATCTAATGCCCAGCTACGCTAAGCGTTTATAAAACCTGGGTGATAATACGCTACGAGGGGGTGAGGGGTGCAGCAGCTAAACGATGTTGTGCATGTTTAGATAGCTTCCCTGTTCCTTCATGTTGTATCCAGTAATAATAGAAGCTACGACCAATCTTGTTCTTTTCCTTAACAACTTCAGTTACATAACCGTAAATACGTTCATTACTAAAGTTGGTAGATGTATGTGCCTTTTTATACACACGATCTTTTAATTGGAAAGTTTGTCCGACTGGCTTGTTGGTCATAAATTCAAAATATTATTATTGGATAATCATAATAAAAATTAACGAAAATGACAAAGCCCCTGGAGATTAAACCAAGGGCTTTGAAATGGGGAGAAAGGACTTGCTTGTATTACCTTTAACCAGAGTGCTCAACCTACAGCGTTAGTAAGAATACTCTGGAACCTCTGCTCCTGCTGGTGTGCAGTTCATCAACTCTAGTCTCCTAGTGTTAATGCGAGTACCACCTCTGAGCTATGAGTCTAGTTGGTTCGGCAGAGCCATAGGCCATTACTAGAACTCCCATGCCAAGAGTCCGTCAACTCTCAACTGATATAACATAGCAGAGAATAGAGAGTTATATCATTCAATTGATATAACGTAACGAAATTCATACTCACCAGTATCAAAACATGCGTTTGAAGGAAGCTTTGGTCGGTTAGGACATAAATCATGATAATATCCTTCCCAGTCTTTTCCATAGATAAGAGCAGAGTCTTCATCAGATGCTCCTTCTAATTGAACCCATTTATCTTGAATACGTTCATTATCTTTCATAGAACCAAGATTGATGTCTATGCAACATAATGAACCAGAATTTTCAAGTCCTTCAAAATAAGGAAATAGTAAATAAGTAGGTTTAAGCCATACATGCCATAGATAAATCACTGGGTTATATGGCTGAGTTTGAAAGAATAGATCTTTAATGTTCTTCTCTGGGTCATAAACCTCTGGAGGAAAAACACCACGAACTTTATCGACAAGATCTTCTATAGAAAAGAACCTTTCTCTAAAAGTACTTTTACGAACTTTTAAGATCTCAAATGTACTTGAGGTCATTTAGATGCCTCCTGTTCTTTGATGTACTCATCAAGTTGTTGATCTTCATGAGCAGCTTCAGCAAGAACTTCAGCAGCATCATCTTTGGCATTTAAATCAATGCCTTGAAATTGCCCACAATCACCAGCATCAAGAGTAGAAGATTTTGGTTCAGGCATTTCAACATCATTCCAATTAACTTGGTTCATGATTAAATTTGCGATTGAATAATAACCTGTCTCATCAGGGTAGGTGGGTTAGTTCCTACCGACTCCCCGAAGGGAGTTTCGACTATTTAGCCATAGTCTTTACCTTTTCAGTTGTACTGGTTACTTCAGGTTTACCAAGTCTTTCAACAACTGCATATCTCAAACGCATTTCAGGCATTTTGAGTGTATGTAGTACTCCTTCTTGATCAACATAGTGATCTCTAATAGTGCGTCTATCAGCACTACCATGGAAGGCGACTTGTCTACCTTGAAGTTTGGCACCATCTTTATGAGCTTTATAAAGACCGTTCTTACTTCTAGCAAAAACCTTGAGGAGACTATCATCAAGATCGCTAGAGATAATTTCGATCTCTAACCACTCATCATTTCCGTTCTTAGCTAAACGAACGTAGCTGATGTTTCCAGTACCTTGTACGGTAAGCATGGTATTAAGTTGAATTGTGTTGGAGCCTATCCCAATCGTGTAGGCAGAGAGGATGAACCTCTCAGGGAGCCAACCCTTTCGGGAATGACTCCAGGAGAGAATCAACTAGATTTCCACGTTCTTAACCCTCAATATGAAAGAGTTAATAGCTTCCTTCAAAGCATTTGACCAAGCCATTAAGACAGGTAAATACTTATTCTGGAAGTCGGAAACTAGATCGTTCCATTCCTTTGTATGATCTTTGAATCGAAGAATGAAATCACTCTGGTAGCTAAGAGTATCAGTACCTAGAAGAGGAATTTTACGGACATGAGTAGCTTTATGCTCCCATTCGGCAGCAACTTCTTTAACCAGTTGAATCTCTTCATCAGCAAGAGCTAGTTTGTTCTGATCTTCTGCTTGTTGAGCTTTAAGCTTGTCGCATTCAGATCGAACTTTAACTAACTCTGCTTCGAGATCATTTCTGGTATTTATCAGTCCTGTCTTTACCTCTTCAATGCACTTGATCTTATAAGCATGAGCAGTTT